CCATTAACAAGGAGTTTGCCATCTTTCAATGATTCGTTTAGTGATGTTCTTTTAAATTCAAAAGGTAATACGTCGATTAGAATTTGTTTCATATTAAGCTGTAGGTTGAGATTGTGGTGGTTTTTCACCAGCGGTTTGTCCAGTTGCAGGTGGTTCTTCGGATGTCACACTATTTGCGGATTGAGTTGCGGTTTGTTTATTCGGATCAACCAATGCTTTAGATTTAGCTATTTGATATTGATCTTTAGGTTTGACATCCGCGCTTCCTAAAATTTTGATCTTAAATCCTGGTTTAACAAAGAATTTAGCAGTTTTTTGTTTACTTTCTTCACGACCCATAATTACAATAACATAACGATCATAATAATAGTCGATTTGTACGCCAGTTACATTAATCGTATAATCGGCCTCAGGTTGTTTATATCCCTTACTAGCACGAACCACAATCTTTTTATCTAAAATTGAATCTTGAATCTTCTTTTGAAGATCAGTCTTTAATTGTTCAGTACTATTTTTCAACTTAGAATCAAAAGCAGTAAAATCTGGTTGAATATCGTAAGATTGAAGATTGACATCAACAGGAGCTTTAGGAGTTGTTGGAACTGGTTGAGTTGGAACAGCAGGTTGTGCTGGTGCTGGTGCTGGCGATTGTTGATCAGCCTCATTCTTTAACTTATACAATAAACCACCAACTCCCTCTTTACGCATTTGTCTAACAAGTCTAATTGCGTGTTCTGTTACAGGCAGCATTCCTTGTTCATGACCAGCCAATGCCGGATCTAGTTCTGGATCTCCGTGTTGTACTAACCCATTTGAATCTGTGTATGTATCTATTGGCTCAATGTTTTGAGCTGGATTAGCATATGCTGGTTCACTATACATTTGATTTTCCAAAGCATAACCAGTATTGTTTTTAACAGGTTTTGCCAATTTATATCCGAATTGTGTAGCAGCACGAACATTACCAGTAGATTTTTTATTGGAACTAAATGCAAATGGTGTCATTACACCGGGAACACCGGCTGTAGTGCTAGCTTCATTCTTCTTCTTTAATTGGGTATCTACCTGCTTTTTTATTTTTTCACGGGTAGATGGTGAAATCTTGTCTGCGTGTGATTGCAACCACGCATTGTAATCTTGTTTAGAAATACGAGACATTTCGCTATCTCTGTAATATTGAGCGTATTTTTTTACAATATCTCTAAATGGATCACCCGATTCTTTAAGCAGTTTTTTCATTTTGAATTTTTTTCAATTCTTCGACCAATTCGTATGCGGTCAAAAGAGATGTAAGTTGATTTTCTTTAACCAATCCTACAACGTTTTTACTTGAAAGTTGAGTTATAGTTTCATTCAATTTAATCTTAATAACCTCGTTATTATTGATTGATGAAATATACTCTTTCAAAATCTCAGAAACCCTCTTGTATTCTATATTTACAAACTCGGTGAATTTGTTAGTATTAGATACGTTTGTAATATATTCTTTCAACAAACGCTTTTGATCTGGTAGCAAGTTACTATATTTTTTATTGAAGTTTTCAATTAGGAACTTATACGCTAACAATCTAACCTCGGCTGGTTGACTATCATAAATGTCTAGTGGTTGTAAATCACTCTTTTTATCCTTAGTTAAACTTTCAATGACACATTCTCTTGCTTCTACCAATTCTTCTACTCCAAACTTAACTTCATTTAAATTCTGATTCTCAAATAATTTATAAACCGACGCATGCAATTTATAATTTGGAATCTTATTCTTCAAAAATTCATCGATGTTGTATTGTTCCTTGATTTCTTTAACCAAGTTATATTTTTGTTTATTCAACTTATGTGCATCAATTTTGGAACGTGTTTGCAAAACCACAGCAAGAATTCGTTCTGCGGTTTGAGGATTTTTAGAGGATTGTGATGATACGAAGTTGTATAATTGGAACTCCCTGCCAAGTTCTTTTGATTCGTTGAAATATCTGAACATTAGATTTTTCGTGAATGATTCATCACGGCCGGCAAGAATATCAGACGTTATTTGTCTGGTAAGTAGTTCGAATAGAATACCGCTATTCTTAAACTTTGAATGTTTCGCTTTCTTATGCATAAGTTCCAATTAAATATAAATATAAATAGAATTTAAAAATAATCACTATTTATACTATTCTTTATTCTTTTATGTTGTTTTCGTCCATGAACGAAGGTTTATTTTGAGATTCCTTTAAAATATCTTTGTGACTATTGAATGCTTTAACTAGAGATGATATAGATTCCATAGACAATGGAGATTTATTTTTGTACTTGTGTGTTGGTGATAAATCACTATCTCTATTATTTTCTAAAGTGCCCAGTGGGTCTTCTCCAAATGGATATTTGCTAGCATCTTTTCTACCGGTTTGATCTCTTTTCTTTTCTGTGATTGGAGGAGTGCCACCCGCTGGTGCACCAGCGGACGATGTATCGGCTTCTGCACCGCCGCCGCCGGCTTCAGCACCACCAGCGGATGTTGTATCGGCGTCTGCACCGCCGCCACCGGCTTCAGCGCCTCCACCAGTACCTCCATCAGTTTCTTCACCCTTTGATTTCAAGAAGTTCAAAGCTGGATCATTTCCTTCTTCTTCAATTTGTTTAAATCTATATGTTGCTTTAGCATCATCAATAAGTTGCTTTTGTAGATTAATCATGTCTTGATCAGACATACTGAATACGTTGTCATAAATCCACTTCTTACTGAACAACTTTTGTTCTTGCATGTCCTTACTAACTTCAACCTTACTCTTCCAAACATCAATCTTTTCTTTTTCAAAGATTGTAGATGGATTTGTCAATTCTAATGTAAAGTCAACAAGTGATTCGTCACGATATCCTTGAGAATATAAATGAATAACAGCAATCTTGTTCAATTCACTAACAATAATACGTTGAACACGTTGAATTGTACGAGCAAAACGGATATCTTCAGCTGCCAATGTAGCTTTACCACTTAAACTTTCGTCGTATCCCAAAAATGCTTTTGGAATTTTGAGTGCTGCCATCAACTTGTTACGTAGATATTCGATATCGTCTGTTCCAGTCCATTCAAGACCTGGTAAATTGCTAATATCGGTACCACTATCACCACCACGAACTGGCAAGAAAAAGTCTTCTACCATGTTTTGTAGATTGAAACGAAGATTGTAATCGCCGGTAGCTTGATCCAAATATGGAGTCTTTTTCATCTGTGCGATGATACGTTCCATATGATTATCAACCTCATTTGGTGGAATATTACCAATATCTACCTTGAAAATTCTCTTTTCAGGAGCACGCATAATACGATGAATCAACATTGCGTCTTCCATCAAACTCAATTGTTTCCATACACAACGAGCACCTTCCAACATACTCTTACCGTATGGTAAAAAATTGCTATCGCTTAACAAACGAAAATGTGCAATTTGATAATTTTCTAAATCTTCCATTTTGTTTCCGTATGGAAGATTGACTTGGAACTTAACGAAATTCTTGTTTTCTAAATGTGTATTTTCTAAACGAGTTACATAATATGAACTGAGAGGTTCAACCATGTATACACCATATTCTGGACTAATATGTAATCTCAAATAAAAATCACCATACTTTGCTAAACTACGAGTCCAACTCCAAAGATTGAATTCAATATTCAAGATATCATAAAACAAATTGTTTAATATTTGTTTGATATCATCATTTGATGATCGTACTGAAATGATATCACCTAATTCATTTTTACTAGTACATTCGTCTGCATAAATGTCAAGTGCGGATGAAAGGATTGGATCCATATCCATTGTATCATAATCACGAAATAATTCTATACGACTGCTTTGATATGATAGATTAAAGTCACGGGTGTACGAATTATATGCCGTAGTTCTGAGACGATTGAAACGATCTCTTAGACTATTACGATCAGTTGCATACTGAATTTCATCAGTATCTATAACCTTCAACTTCTTACCGCCAACGTTTCTAACAATTACGTCATTGCTAAACAGACGTTTAAGTCTGGCAAAAAGTGATCTATTCTTTAATTCTTGAAATGATTTATCAGTCATGTTTTACCGCCATATATATAAGTATTTATAACAACCATTTTAAGCTTTCTTTTTTGCCGTTTACATTGGCATTTGGAGCAAAGTCCCACGATTCAGATGCTTGACCAATTGGTTTTGTTAATATTGTTTGATTATGTACACTGGTTACTTTGTTGATTCCGGCCAACATTTGTCTATTATATTGTATTTGTTCGTTTCTCAATTTAAGTGCAGTATCTCTAACCCATAATCCAATCGCCAAAGACATTACCAAGTCATCATTATAACCTCTCATAGCCTCTGCTTTTGGACCATTCCAAATAAATACATTCAATTCTTCGTACAATCGTAGTGAATGAATTATTATAGTTTTTTCTCTGAAAAATGCTTCTAATTTACTAACCATCAGTGGTCTATTTTTAGTAGTTGTAGTAAATCCTGGTACCAACTTCTTATCGGATGTGTTGAGTTTATTTGTATAAGTTCTTTCAACATCAACTATAGTCAAATCAGATGCACTATAAAATGTATTTTGATAACCTCTATCAACAACCTGTTGTATTGTTGCCCAACCAACGTTATTATTTTCTATAACCAACAACGCATTATTGTACTCTGTAGCTATTGATACTAGAAGATTACCATAATCTTTTGTAGTTAATTGACCTTTATATTCAGCCACTTGTTCCAAAGACTCCACATCAAATATGTGAAATGAACTAAAATCTCCACCATCTCCTCTCGCACAATCTGCGGTTAATATATAATTTTTGCTATAATCTGGATAAGACCATATCCACATGTCTTGATTATTACCACGTCTTTCAACTGGGTCTTTTATATATGTTTGTTTATAAAACTCTAAAATATCAACCGCAACAACCTGATTACCAGATGTACTAAAATCACAATCACATTCTTGGGCTGCACCTTTTACACCAGATAATTCTGTTTGTTTATCTCTCCAAG